GTTGGGGTTGCTGCTGGAGGTGAGGTTGAGCCAGCAGGGGTTCAGGCTGAAGTAGAACTTGGCCTAGAGTTAATTAGTGCCGCTGCTAATGAGTCTGTAATAGGGGTTGAAGCATCTGGGGAAGTTGGAACCGAAACTGTAGTTGGTAAGGCAAATGTTTATTTAGTAGGTCTTGAGGGTGTAAGTCAGTTAGGTGAAACAGAAGAAAGCGGTGCGGCTAATGCGCCTGTATTTGGGGTCGAAGCCGTTGGAGAAACCGGCTCTGTAACGGTAGTTGGTAAGGTAAATGTATATCCGATAGGGGTTGTTGGTTCTGGGTTTATCAATTCCGTTGGGGTTAGTGCTAAAGGAAATGTTACACCGGCTGGGGTTCAAGCCGAAGTGGGACTTGGGGAAACAGAAGAAAGCGGTGCTGCTAATGTCCCAGTTACGGGGGTTGAGGGTGTTGGTGTAGTTGGTCAGGTAACTGTAGTTGGTAAGGTAAATGTATATCCGATAGGGGTTGTAGGTGTAAGTCAGTTGGGTCAAACTGACGAAAGCGGTGCGGCTAATGTTTTGGTTACAGGGGTTGAAGGTGTAAGTCAGTTAGGTGAAACAGAAGAAAGCGGTGCTGCTAATGTTTACTTGGTAGGAGTTGTAGGAACTACTCAGTTAGGTCAGACGGAAGAAAGCGGTGCGGCTAATGTTCCAACTACGGGAATTTCGGCTGTAGGAAGTGTAGGTACAGTAATTGCTAAGGCTGGCGCTAATGCTCGGGTAACTGGGGTTCAAGGGCGAGGTCGTGTTGGAAAAGTGCTGATTTGGAGTAAAATTAACCCCAATCAGAACCCTAATTGGCAGCAGATTAATGACATTCAGAACCCCAACTGGACACCGGTTAATGATGTACAAACACCAAATTGGTTGCCGATAGCGGCTTAATTTAAGGAGTAAAAAATGGCAAGTACATATTCAGCATTAAAAATTCAACTTATGGCTACCGGGGAAAACTCGGGGACATGGGGTAGCGTCACTAACGTCAATTTAGGGACAGCATTAGAAGAAGCCATCGTTGGCTCTGAAGATGTAACTTTTTCTGGGGCAGATTTAACGCTGACGCTTACAAACACTAATGCAACTCAAACGGCTCGTAATCTTCGGTTAAACCTAACTGGCCCCACAGGTGCTGCTCGTAGTCTTATCGTCCCTGCCATCGAGAAGGTTTACATTATTAATAATGGTTGCGCCGATACAATTACTGTTAAAAACTCTACAGGTTCAGGTATTGCAGTCCCTGCCGGTAAGACGATGTATGTGTATAACACTGGCACTAACGTCGTTGATGCAATCACTCATCTAACTTCTTTGACTCTCGCTTCTGCTTTGCCTGTCGCTTCAGGCGGAACTGGATCAAATACAGCCACCTTCTCTGGCGCAAACATTACAAACCTCAACGCTAATAACATTTCGAGCGGGACTTTAGATAATGCACGGACATCTGCATCTTCATCAAACGGCGCTAATACTATTGTTCTTCGTGGAGCCAGTGGTCAATTTTCTGCTGGAACCATTACAGGCACTTTAAGTGGAACAGCAACTCAAGTATCTAATTCTGTTACTTTTAATAATGGTGGTGGTGGCGGGGCTTCTGGCTCAACCTTTAATGGTAGTGGTGCTTTAACAGTTTCATATAACACTGTTGGTGCCCCATCTACTGGAGGCGCTAATGCTTCTGGTACTTGGTCTATAAACGTGACTGGTTCTGCTGGTTCTGCTAGTACCGCAACAACGGCTTCTACAGCAAACGCATTAAATACAGGCAATAATTACCAAGTTAACAGTTTAGGCGTAGGAACTGGAGCCTCGGGTACTGCTGGTGAGATCCGTGCTACTAATAACGTCACTGCTTACTATTCGGATGATCGCCTAAAAACTAAGTTAGGTGCAATTGAAGATGCTTTGAGTAAAGTCAAGTCTTTGTCTGGGTTTTATTATGAAGCCAATGAGACTGCACAAGCACTTGGGTATGAGGTTAAACGAGAGGTTGGAGTATCCGCACAAGAAGTTCAACGAGTGCAGCCAGAAGTGGTAGCCCCTGCCCCAATAGATGATAAATACCTTACAGTGCGTTACGAAAAATTAGTTCCTCTTCTTATTGAGGCAATTAAAGAATTGTCGGAAAAAGTTGAAAAGTTAGGAGATTAATATGGCACTCCCTTCATCTGGCCCTCTTTCCCTAGCAAATATTCAGACAGAGTTTGGCGGTTCTAACCCTATTAGCCTTAGTGAATACTATGCTGGCGGTGGAAGAGTACCCGCAGGTACAAGCGGAACCTACGGTGCTGTTCCGTCCAGCGGGACAATATCTATACGCAATTTTTATGGCACATCTAACTATGTTCCAATTTCTGCAACAGGCGGGATAATAACTACTAGTGGCGGGTATAGATATCATCAGTTTTTAGGTGATGGCACTTTTTCTGTTTCCACAATCGGAACAACCAACGGAGTAGTTCAATATACGATTATTTCCGGTGGTGGCGGGGGAGCAAACGGTAATGGTGGCGGTGGTGGTGGCGGTGCCGGTGGTATGCTAAATGGTCAAATTACTGTATCTGCAACCAATTACACTGTTACTATCGGCGGTGGTGGGGCTGGAGGCGTACCCAACGGTATTCAAGGGACTCCGGGGTCTAATTCATCGGTTTTTAGCACAAGTACAACTGGCGGCGCAGGTGGCACAAGCGCAGGGCAACCCGCAAGACCGCAAGGGGGATCAGGTGGTGGTGGCTCTTGGGCTGGTGGTGACGGGCCTTCCGCCGGAATATCAGGTCAAGGTAATCCCGGTGGCCCGGGAGGTGGTGGTGCTTTCAACGCTGGTGGCGGTGGAGGTGGAGGCGCAACTGGCGGTACAGGAAATGCATCTGTGCAAGGCCCCGGAGGTAATGGAAAGGTTTCAACTGTAAATGGGGGAACTTATGCCGGTGGCGGTGCGGGTGGCGGTAGAGTACCGGGCACGACCTTTGGCGGTAATGGCGGCGGTGGTAGTGCCACACCAAACTCAGTAGGTGGCAACGGTGCCGGAAACACAGGCGGTGGCGGAGGTGGTGGTTCTGACGGATTTAGACTTGGGGGCAATGGTGGCTCTGGTCAGATAATTATTGGATACCCTTACTAATTTTTAAGAGAATATAAATGGCACATTTTGCACAATTAAATGAACAAGACATAGTAATTACAGTTAATGTTGTCAATAATTCTGATATTGATAATCTACCGTTTCCAGAAAGTGAATCGGTAGGTATTGCATATTTGCAGAATCTATATGGCCCTGAAACTGTTTGGAAACAAACGTCATATAACGGCAATTTTAGAGTGCGTTATGCTGGGGTTGGCTATGCATATAGTGTTGGATACGATGCTTTTATCCCCCCTCAGTTTTACCCATCGTGGTTATTTGATGTTGCTATTTTAGATTGGGTTGCCCCGGTTCCTTATCCTGATGATGGTAATCTCTATGTTTGGGATGAAAATACAATATCTTGGGTGCAAGCAACATGAAAGCAGAAAAAGTCGTTCGTATAAATAAAAAAGTAGACAAAAATAGTTTTTCGGGCTCTGGTTCTGCTTCTACACCTAATTTTGACCTTACAACCACTTCTTGGCCTTTTGAATTAGACCCTGTTCATGCTTACGCTTATTGGGATAATGCTTTTACCAAAGAAGAATGTGAATCTATAATTAAACTTGGTAATTTTCAAAAATTGCGTGGAAGCGTTGTAAATGTTGCAACTGATTCGTCTGTATACAAAGAAAATTTAGATGTAAGAGACTCCGAGGTTTCTTGGTTGTATCCATGTGAAGATAACCAATGGGTGTTTAGGCGACTTACTGACATTCTCGTAGAATTAAATAGTCGTTATTTTAAGTTTGACATATTTGGTGCTACCGAAGGTTTTCAATTTACAAAATATGTTGCACCAACGGGTCATTATGGTAAACACATAGATTGTGGGTTTAATAGCCCTGTTAGAAAACTTTCTTTTACCCTTCAACTTTCTGATCCAGATGATTATAAAGGTGGAGATCTTTGTCTTTATACTGATGACAAACCAACTATAGCGAATAGAAAGCAAGGATTTGTAACTGTATTCCCAAGTTATGTATTGCACGAAGTTACACCTGTAACTAAAGGCACTAGGTATTCGCTGGTTTCTTGGATTACTGGAAAACCATTTAAATAGGGGCACAAGAAAAATGAAAACAGTAATTGAAGCGCACAAAGTTGATGGTGTAAAAGTTTGCCGCTCGGAAGAAGTTCATGTTTGTTCTGCTTGTGGTTACGACTTGGATGAGTCTGAGATTCAAGCAGACACTTGTTCCGATTGTGGCGCTCCCCTGAAGTTAAAGAAGTCCGTATCGGTCTGGGCTACATCTGTTCCCAAAGCCGGTGCTAAGACTTGGGGTCAGACTTAGGAATAGGGATGAATTTTGTCAGACTTAGATCCAATTATCGGCACCGCAAAGGCGGCAACTAGGAACATTAAATCTGCTATTGAGTCGGGCAAGGAGATTAGTTCAGCAGTCGAGTCGATTCAAAACTTTGGAATGGCGGAGGTCAAAGCCCGTCATGCTTTTAAAGCAGTACGCAAGAGTCAAGTAGGTGAAATAACAATCATGACCGCTATGGCGGAGTGGCGCAGGCTAGACCAGATACGCCGCATGGAGTTGGAAGTAAAGGACTTTCTGATACAGCAGTTTGGGCAGTTCAAGGGTGAGGAAGAGTTTGAGAAGGTCAAGAAGATTAAAGAGGACATGATAGCCCGTCATGCCAAAAGCAAGGACGCACTGGGCAGGGATATAGCAAAGTTACGAGAGTTGCAGATTATTTGTGTGACGCTGGCGTTTCTGGTGGTCACAATTTATTACATCATGAAAGGTCATCTGTAATGGCTGAGAAACTAAACGCTAATGACACGCTCTCTAAGGTGTTGGCGTATGTTGACTCGCCGTTCAAACTCATTGCCCTGATCCTAATGGCGGTGTTGGCCTTCGGTGGCTGGATGCTGTACGACAACAAAGACCTGATCGTAGGCACCTATAAGGAAAGCCAGAAACTTCCTGAGATTGTGGAAGACCGGGTTGAGGATGCTGTAGCCCATCTGTTTAAGACCACGGGTGCGACTACCGTGGCAGTGTTTAAGGTAAACCCCCTGCTGGGAACCCGGGTGCAGTATCGGGCGTATACCAAAGAAGGTAGAGATAAAACTAACGACGGACTGGACGTAGGACTCTTTACCGCTAATCAGTCTAATAATCAGGATGTAGTAGCGCTCATGGCTGGCAACGTTCCATGTGGTGAGTACAAGGCGGCACAGTCTGAGATTGGCCTTTGGTACATCGAGAAGGGTATGCGGTTTGGGTGCAGGATCAGTATCCCACCTGAGCCGAGTCGGTTCATAGGGCAGATTACCGTGGGATGGGACAAGCCCCCCGCTGATTTAGATCAAACCCGGGCGATGCTCAATATCGCCGCAACCATGCTTTCAAGGAGTAAAAAATAATGTTCCCAGTCGCTGCTTTGTTATCCATCGGTGAGAAGGTTCTCGACAAGGTTCTCCCAGACCCAGAGGCTCGTGCCAAGGCGCAGGCCATGCTCCTAGAGATGCAACAAAAAGGTGAACTTGCCAAACTTCAAGCGGACATGAACGAGCAAGATAACCTGACCAAACGGGCTGAGGCTGACATGAAGTCGGACTCTTGGCTATCCAAGAACATCCGGCCTATGACGCTGATCTTTATCCTCCTGACCTACACCGTCTTTGGGATGATGAGCGCTTGGGAGATCGAAGTTAATAATAACTACGTTGAACTCTTGGGCCAGTGGGGGATGCTGATTATGTCCTTCTATTTTGGCGGACGCACGCTTGAGAAGATCATGGATATGAAGGCCAAGCAAAAATGAATCTGACTACCAACTTCACCCTTGCTGAGATGGTTAAGTCTGATACTGCATTGCGTCATGACATGGATAACACACCCGGGGAGGCTGAGATTGCTAATCTTAAAACACTCTGTGAAAAGGTATTGCAGCCCGTCCGTGACCACTTCCAAACCGGAGTTAAGGTCAACTCAGGATTCAGGCACCCCGAAGTCAACGCAAGGGTGGGTGGCTCCAAAACGTCCGACCATTGTAAGGGACAAGCCGCTGACATTGAGATTCCCGGTATTGCCAACGCAGACCTAGCCGTGTGGATCATGGATAACCTAACCTACACCCAGTTAATACTTGAGTTCTACACCCCCGGCGTGCCTGATTCGGGCTGGGTTCATGTCTCCTACGACCCGGCTAATCTCAAGAAACAGAACTTAACGGCTACCAAAAAAGATGGTAAAACAGTGTATCTGCCGGGACTTGTAGCGTGAGGAAAATATGCCGTTCATACCTTTAAAATTTCGACCCGGAGTTAACCGAGATCAGACCAACTACTCTAACGAAGGTGGCTGGTACGAGTGCGATAAGGTTCGCTTCCTTTCGGGTTTCCCCCAAAAGATTGGTGGTTGGGTTAAGTCTACGCCAAATACTTTTCTGGGGACTTGCAGACAACTGTTTAATTACGTAACGACTTTTGGGGACAACCTTTTAGCCGTTGGGACAAATATAAAGTTGTATTTAGAGGCTGGTGGATACTTTTATGACATCACCCCCCTCCAAGAAACAACCGCTGCTGGGGACGTAACATTTACTGCAACCAATGGGTCTTCTACTATAACAGTTTTAGATACTGGCGCACCGGCAACTGTTGGTAATTACGTTCAATTTGTTGATGCCGTTTCTTTGGGTGGTAACGTCACGGCGGCAATTTTAAACGCCGATCAAGGGTATGAAATTACTACGGTAATTAACGCTAATGCATACACAATTGTTGTTCCGGTAACGGCTGATGCATCGGATGTTGGTAATGGGGGCTCTTTAACAATTGGTAAATATCAAATAAATATTGCTCCTTCTGGTGGAGAGTTTGGGTATGGTTGGGGTACTGATACTTGGGGTCGTCTTGAATGGGGTCTTGGTGGTATATCCCCGATTGTTTTACCGGGACGATTTTGGTGGTATGACAACCTTGACAACGATTTAGTTGCCAATATTCAAGACGGAGAAATTTATTATTGGGTACGAGGCTCTTCTGCTAATCCTACAGTGGCCTTTTCTACTAACGCAATTCTTCTTTCGGCAAAGGCTACAGCAGATGGATATGACCCCAATGCAGTACCCACTAAAGCCATGCAGGTTCTTGTATCACAGAACGATAAGCATCTTCTCGCTTTTGGGAGTGTGCCTTTTGGTTCTACTAATGTGGCTGATTTTGACCCCCTTCTTATTCGCTGGGCTGATCAGGATAATCCGGGTCAATGGACTCCGACGCCTACCAACTCTGCGGGATTTATAAGGGTTTCTAGGGGTTCGAGGATTGTTCGCGCTCTACCCACACGGCAAGAAATTTTGGTGTGGACGGAATCTCACCTTTATTCGTTTCAGTTCCTTGGAACCACGGATGTATTTGGACTGCAAGAATTAGCAGACAACGTCTCTATTCTAAGTTCACGGGCTACTGTAACCGTAAATAACGTCACTTACTGGATGGGGCATGACAAGTTTTATGTCTATTCAGGCCGTGTCGAAACGTTGCCCTGCACCTTGCGTCAGTTTGTCTATCAAGATATTAACTATAACCAAGCAGACGTTATTATTTCTGGCACAAACGAGGGTTGGAACGAAGTTTGGTGGATGTACCCAAGTGCTAACTCTGTTTACCCTAACCGGTACGTAATCTATAACTACCTTGAGCGTATTTGGTACTATGGAAATATTGATCGTACTGCTTGGTTAGATAGCCCCCTGCGTGAATATCCTGTGGCGGTTGATACACCTTTAGGAACTACCACTGGGGTTCTCTATGATCAAGAAAACGGTTTGGATGCGGATGGTGCTCCAATAGCGGCTTACATCCAGTCATCTGACTTTGATCTTGGTGATGGTGAGCAGTTTATGTTGACCCGTCGTATGTTGCCCGATATTAATTTTGCTAAGTCTACTGCCGCACAACCAGAGGTGACACTACAACTCCGCCCCCGTAACTTCCCCGGGTCG